CGCGCGCGCTCGAGCGCCGCCTTGAGTTGTTCCTCGACGTCCTTGAGGGTCTTTTTGGCCGGTCCGGTGTCTGGCGGTGGCAGGCCGACGGTGGTGTCCGTGGTGTCTTTGTCGTCCGCCGGCGGTTTGGGTGTGGTCACCGCTCCCAGCGCCTCGAGTTCCTTGCGTGCTCTGGCGATGTTATCTTCGAGGGTGCGGGCTCCGCTGGCGAGCGCCTTCTGCTCTCTGGTGAGTCGGTTGACCTCGGCGGTCGCCCTTTCCAGTCGTGCGCCTTCGGTGGTTGCGAGTCGCACGCCGTCCTTGACGCTGGTGGTGTAGGCCGCTTTCCCTTTGTTGATGACGTCCTGCGCCTGCGCCTGCTCGAGCGTGGCGGTGCGCAGCGCCTCCTGATTTTTGAGCTGGTCCGCGTAGTTCGTGGTGAGCTCGTCGCCGAAGGCCTGCTCGATGGCGCGCGCTCTGAGTTGCTGGTTGTAGCTGGAGACCAGAGCGGCGAGTTCGCGGTAGCTGGTTTTCTCCGCGTTGAGGTCTTTGAAGTAGCCCGGCGCTGCGGTCTGTAGGTCCTTGAGGATGACTTTGCGGCGCTCGAGGTCGTCCTCGAATAGCTCGTATTCGCGGGCGAGTTGGTTGACTTTGGCGGCCTCTTTGGCGTAGTTCTCGATTCCGCGCTCCTGTGCCTTCTGGACCCGGTCCATGACCTGCTCCATCTCCGTCGTCTGCGTCGCTGCCTTGTAGATGGCGTAGGCGAGCACGGCGGCGGCGGCGGCGAGGGCGGTGTAGGGGTTGACCAGCGCGGCGGCGTTTGCCTTGAGCTGCGCCAGCGTGTAGCCCTCCATGGCTATCCTGAGTTTGCCGTAGGCGCTGACCATGGTGCCAGCCAACAATAAAACGGGCCCGATGGCTGCCGCGATGGCTCCGATGACGATGACGGTGCCGCGTGCGCCGGCGCTCATTTCTTGGAATGATAGCGCGGCGTTGCCGATGATATTGGCCAGCTTTTCGATGGTGGGCGCGAGCGCGTTGCCGATGGCTATCTGCGCACCTTCGACGGCGGACTCCATGCTCTTCAGCGACCCGTAGGTCGTGTCGTTCATGGTCCGGGCCATCTGGGCGCTGGCGCCGGCGGCTCCTTCGAGCGAGGTGGTCAAGCTGTCGACCTGCCCGACTCCTTCGCTCAGGACGAGCAGGGCGGTCTGGGCGGTTCGTCCGACTTCGTCTTTGGCGTCTGCGAGGTCGATGCCTTGGTTGGCGAGGTTTTGGATGGCGGTGGCGGTGTCCGTGCTGCCGGCTCCGAGGTCGCTGATGATGCGGCGGAGCGAGGTGCCTGCTTGGCTGCCTTTGATGCCTGCGTTGGCCAGAATGCCGAGCATGGCTGTCGTCTGCTCGAGCGAGACCCCGGCGCTTTTGGCGACCGGGGCGACGTATTTCATGGCCTCGCGAAAGTTTGAGAGGTCGAGCGACGTGGCGTTGAAGCTCTGGGCCATTACGTCCGTGACCCGCACGGTCTCCTCGGCTTTCAGTCCGAAACCTCGCAGCGTGGCGCCGGCCACCTCAGCGGATTCGGCGAGGTCGCTGCCGGTGGCTTGTGCGAGGTAGAGGGTGGCCTCGGTGACCTTTTGGATTTCTGACGCGGTGAAGCCCAGTTTGGAAAACTCCAGCTGAAGCGCGCTGACGTCCTGCGCGGTGAAAACGGTGGTACGTCCGAGGTAGAGTGCTTGGTCGCGCAGGGCCTCAAATTCCTGCTTGGTCGCTTGGCTGACCGCCTGCACTTTGGCCATGCTGGCCTCGAAGTTGATGGCTGTGTGGGCCGAGGTGGCGGCGACGGCTGTGAGCGGCGCGGTGAGTCCGATGCTGAGCGTTTTGCCCGCACTGCTGAGACCCCTGCTGGTTTTTTCCAGCTTGCTCAGTGACTGCTGGAGCGCGGCGTCGAACTGCGAGGTATCTGCGCCGAAAATGATGCGCAGCGCGGCGCTGTTATTGGTGGCCATTGGTGCGGGCGTTCATGGTTTCGGTCATGCGCTGGAAGCGGTTGAGGGTTGCCTCGTTGAGCTCCGCCGGCGGTGCCGTCTTTCGCTCGACGTGGCGGTAGGGGTTGAAGTCCTCCCATGAGAGGGCCTTGGCCTTGCCTCTGTTGATGTTGTAGAGCAGGGCCATCTGGTGACTGGTTTGCATCCAGCTCATCCGGTCCTGCTCTTCATGCGCCTGCACCATCTGCGCGACCTCCGCGAGGGTACTGCTCCAGAATTCCTCTGGACGCAGCCCCGCGCGGAGCGCTCTGCTGTAGAAACCTTGAACGGTCAAGGGTTGCGTGGGCTCCCCTTTTTTTTTGGGCTGGGGCCCTCTTCCAGCGAGAGCGCGGTCGTGACGTTTTTGGCCAGTTCGGTCCAGTCGGCGCTGCCGATGAGGATGGCGAACTTGGTTTCCGTGATGGGTGGCTCCTCGTCGTTTAGCAGGTAGTGCGTGCGCACGCCGTACCATGTGAGGGCCGGCATGGCTTGCAGTAGGTTCTCCCTGAGCTGGACGTCGAGGTCTGTGAGGTTCAGGCCATTGGCAGAGGTCCACTGCTGCACCGCGTACATGTTGAGCAGGCACGGCAGCGTCGTCCCATCTGGTAGGTCGATTTGGAAGTGGCCCCTGAGCTGGTTGTACGGCATTAGTCGTTGTTATTGTTGAACGTCGTGGCCGCTCCGATGATGGCTTTGGTGATGGACCCGTCGCCCTCAAAGGTTACGCTGTAGCTGGCGACCTCGTTGGTGGCTGCGCTTTCCTCGTATGACGTGATGAAGGCGTTGCCGTAGTACATGACGTCGCCGTCCACGCCGGTCGTCCATGCGAGGCGGACGCGCGTGTTGTTATTCCAGAGGTCGAACAGGTCGGCGTTGCTGCGGACCGTGCTGCCCAGTCCGTACTCGATTAGGCCTTCGGCGCTGACGGTCCAGCTGCTGCCGCCTGCGAGGATTTCGCGCCGGCCGTCGTTGTCTTTCGTCGTCGCGTCGATGACTTCGCGGCTGCCTGAGAAGGTGCCGCTGGTTGCGCATGCGATGAGCTCAAAGGTGTCGTCCTCCCATGCGTTGTCTCCGTAGGTGGCGCCGGTTGGGGCGGTTCCGGTGTTGGGGACTGCGGTGTTTGAGATGTAGACGCCGATGGCGTTGCTTCGGATTTTGCCTGTGGTTGCCATGAGGTGGTGGTTGTGGGTTGAAGTTCGGGGAAGTTCCCCTCCAAATATACGGCGGGGTATTTTTCAGGATATTTGGCGAAACTGGCGTAGGAGTGCATGCTGCCGGAGTCCTTGATGTCGACCAGTAGAGGCGGGTGCGCCTCGAGCAGATAGTGCGGCGTCTTGCTGGCTCGGCTGACTCGGGTGTGGCTGTCGTGGTCGAGGCCGCTGTTGAGTCGGTGCTCGTAGACGAAGTTGTGGGTGCGGATGGTCCGCTCGATGCTTTCCCGGTCGGTGATACGTCCGATGTTGCTGGTGGCTCCGCCTTTGTGGAAGAGCAGGGTCGGCTGCGTTTTGGCCGAGTCGTAGATGAAAAAAGAGTTGAGCACGATGCGGCGGTGGCCGGCGGCGATGAGCTCGGCGACCTTGGGGGCCCAGTCGACGCTGAGCACGTTGTCGCTGCCGTACTCCATGAGGTAGTCCCAGTCGCGGTCGCGCAGCATGTACTTCAGCAGGTCGTCGAACTTTTTGCCGACTGGGTTATTTTGGAGCATGAGCGTGTGGTGCCCGTAGCTCTGAGCGAGGCGCGCGTCGTCGGGGCTGCTGACTCCGTTGTAGACCGCCGTGTTGTAGCCCAGCTCGTGAAGCTGGACCCGGACCCGGTCGAGGGCGCGGTAGGCGACGGCGGCGGTGGCCTGTCGTCCGTAGGCGCAGAGGTGGATGGCTATGGTTTTCATCTTGTCATGTGTACGGTGTAGCGTTGAGTGACCGAAAATACCTCGGTGGCCTCGAATACGTCGGTGCCCTGATTCATGAAGCGCGTCTGCTTGATAGCGTCCGCCGCCCACCCGTCGAGGGTGTCGCGCGCGTGCTGCGAGGCCGTCCATGCCTCCTTCGGGCTGGGTGAAAATACTGTGATTTCGACGGTGTGCATTTCGTAGTCGATGCGTGGGTCTTTGGTTTCGGCCGGTTCGGTGCTGACCAGCTGGACCGTGATGGCTGGGACCTCGCTGCCTTGCAGTCGGTAGAGCGGGAAAATTTGCTCCGGCTTGACGATGGCGGTGAGCGGTGCGTAGGCCTTGAGTCGCGTGATGATGTGGTGTATCATTTTATCCCGTGCTTTTGTTTTTGTTGGTTCACCTTGGTCTGCACGAAGTTCAAAAATTCGCGCTCCATGGCGGCCTTGGTTTGGGCGTATGCGTCGCCGTAGTAGTCATAGGACTCGGTACCGGGGTGCTTGATTTGCTTGACTGGGTGCAGGTCGTTTCCGCTCTGCACGATGAAGTACCTGCCTGATGTTGGGCGGCGCTCGATGACCCGCTGGCCTGCCGCGTCGAATACGGCGACGCGCTGGCGTCCGGCGGTAGCTGCGCGGACGCTGGTGCCGGCTCGGCGCACGCCTCCCGAGGTTCCCATGCTCACGATGTGCTCGATTTTGAACCAGTTGGTTCGGGTGAGCGAGCTGTATTTCTCGCGCAGGCGGCGGGCCGGCTTGGCTTTGTTTTGCGCTTGGAGCACGACGTAGGGGCGTAGCTTTTTGCTGTACCTGCCCTCTGTGATGCTGAGGGTGTGCCCGCTGACGCTGGTGGTGTTGAGCTTGGAGCGCAGGATGCGGAGCGCGGCTTTTTTGGCCGGTCGCACTGCCTGTTTTTGGGCCTGCACGATGGGCTTGCCTCGAAACTGGGCCGGCAGGTCGCGAAGCATCTGGCGGAGCTTGCGCTCTGCCTTGGGGTCCCGCTGCACCGTCGCTCGTATGCTCGTCATTTACGTTTTTCCGTCGTGACCTCGAGGCCCTCACGGCGTCCCAGCTCTTTGATGCCTGTGATGTCGTAGACCTCCGCGCCGTAGACCAGCACGTCGGTCGTGGTGAGGTCGCTGCGGTAGCGGAGTTTCCAGATGGTCCGGGTGAGCGTGACCGTCTGGTTGAGTTCGTTGACCTCGGACTCGTGGCGGTCGCGCTTTGATGCCCACGTCGTCGCGAGCGTCGCCCAGCTTTCGACCGGGCTGTTCCAGTCGTCGCGCGTTATGGTGGCGCGCTGTATTTCGACCCGGCGGTCCAGTTCTCCGGCGTTCATAGGACTCGGTGCTGGCTGATGAGCGCGTGGACTGCCTCGGGTATGGCGTTCGCGTTGCCTCGGTGGTCGGTGGCGTTCCTGTTGTCGTACATGCTGAGGGTGAGCAGTCGCATGGCCTGCTTGATGCTCTGGGGCACTTGGTTCTCTGGTATTCCGTAGTTCAGGGCGATTCTGACCCGGTGGTATGAGTCGTCG